GGATCAGGCGCCACATCGGGCGCCTGGGAGGGTCGTAGGCGGGCCTCCGCGGCCCTGACGCGCGATTGAAAGGTCGTCCGCTGGACGCCCAAGGCACGGGCCGCCGCGCGGATGCCTCCATACTCGCTCACGGCGCGGAGCGCCGCGGCGAGCTCTTCAGGAGAATGTGTCGACATGGATTACTCGACGTTGCCAATAATATGTTCGTCATACATCGTGCGCGGCTCAGGCTTGGTGAGCTCGTGCAGATAGCCATGAGCGTTGAAAAGAACGCCGCATAGTGCATCGCAGATTTCTTGAAATGTCTCGTCCAGCTCTTCGGATTCCATGGCACCCTCTAGCTGTTCGTGGAGCACCCAGACATGCATGAAATGGCGGAACATGGACCCGAGGAAGGATTCTAGGGGCATGCCCTTCTTCCAGTTTTCCTCGCGGCGATGTACCTGGCTATTGTGTCGCCGGCAATAATCCGTCCATGCCTCTAGCGCGTATGGCGACAGCACGGCGTGGTAGCGCAGCTTGCCTTCTTCGCTGTCCCGCCTGGCGCCCGTGGAAAATTCGCGACTATGGTTGTCCTTGGTATCTGACATGCCGACCTCGATATCCGTGGTAAACGGTGAGTGTGTAAATCGATGACATATGGATCAAACTAAACATCCCGCGCGGCAGCTGATCGGCGGTGATGAAGAATGGGCTTCTGACCACGCCGTCGGCATAGGCTCCATGCCATACGGCCATCCAAGCGCCAATCCCTGTGGTGAGCAGCAGCGCTTGCTGAGGCGCCAGGCAGAGCACCACCAAGAGCGGATGCATGATGCGATCCGGGCTGAGAGTATAGGCCGCCGCGGCGGCCGAGAGGAGCATCACATACGCGATGTAGACAGCGTTCTGATTGGTTAACATCAAAAGAGCTGACATCCCCACGCTACCATTGGCAGCCGTAGTTGTGAGAAACATCGTCGCCTCTATTGCATGCAGCATGGCTGCATACATGATCACGACCCAAGAGGTGACGGGCAGGGGGGATGGCATCAGTGCATCGGGCCGATATGGCCGCTCAGAATATTGCGCATCTGCCCGACGACGGTCAGGAGGGCCACGATGGCGCCGCCGATCCATAAGGCTATGCGCACGGTCCATTTGCCGCGATCGGCGATCCGCTCGATTTCCTCAAATCGCGGGACAACGCCCTTGACATCGGTACTCTTGTCGCCCCATAGGGCGGCCTTGAGCTCCGCGACCTCGCGTTGCAACAAAGCAATCTCAGTGTCGGTGCCAGAGGTGCGTCTTTCCACCATGGCAATGGCCATCCCCATGCTCGGATACGGTGGGCTGTAGCACGCCATCATGAGGGAAACCATTGACGCTATGTGCTATGTGCCTGATCTAGCTAGCACACAGATTCACAAGGGAGGGGTTATCCCGCTAAGATGAGGATCTGCGGACGTTTTCCAGACGCTACACGTATCTCGATATTGACGATATCGACGCGCACGGCGGGCGTGGTGAGGAATTCCAGCGGCACCACGCTCGTCGCGGTGATCTTGCTGGTGATGAATTCAATCGTGATCGCACCGGGGATGCCGGTGACGGTGAGTCCTGTGTGCGAGGTGACGGCGCCGATCAGCGGCGCCACGCGCGTTTTCTCGTCGGGCTGGTTGATGACTCCGCCGCCAAAGCCTGGGGCAACCAAATTACTCATGATCTGGTGGCGCGCAGGGTGATGGCGACATCGGCCAGGGTCGCATCGGGCGACGCTGGATAGACGAATTCGAGGACATCGCCAGCGACCATGCTCTGCGCGGTGCCGCCGGTCGTGGCGAAGGTCGGAGTCGCGGACGAGGGGAAGGTCACGCTCCCGATCTGCGTGGTGACGCCGGCGTGGATGACGTTGACCGTCGTGATGGCGGTGGTCGTGCTGGCCGTCTTCGCGAGCCCGGAGCTGTTAGTGAAGTTCGCGGCGAAGGCGCTCGCTTCCGTGACGCTCAGTCGCGCGATCGCGGAGGATGACGGGACACCCGGCATGAATTGCGCATAGGGCAGCGGCGGCTGCTCGGCATCCCAGACGGAGGCGGCGCGTCGGAGCATCATGCCTTGTACGGATGAGAAGTTGTAGTCGAGGAACGCCGACGCGGTCACGGCGCTTGGGCTGGCCGATACCGTGGTCGTGTTGGCGAGCAGATCCCCCGAGGCAATGTGCGTGAGATAGACGGTCCCGACGCCTGTGATCGGGCCGCCGCTGATGCCGCCGGCCGTGTCGACCTCTTTGACATAGGCAAAGGCGCCGATGCCCGACGGCGTAAAGCTATAGACCGCGCAGCTGGACAGATCCTCCAACCCGCCTTGGTATTCGTTAAAGCTCTGCAGCTTCAGATACAGGGTATGCCCGACATATGGCGGCGGTAGAACGAATCCGGATACCAGATCATCGAGCCGCGCGAACATGGAGCCGATCCCGTGCGATGTGCCCGTCGACCCATAGAGTCCGCGATACAAGGTCGTCAGATCGTAGGCATCCGCCAGCGTCAGGGTGGCGGTCTGATAGCTCAGATACTCCACGTTGGTATAGTCTGGATCACACACGATGCAGATGGTGCGGAAAGCGGCCGCATCCGCGGATGTGACGGTTTCGAGCTCAGCGTTGCTCTCGATCGTCGTGATCGAGAGGGTATGGGTGGTATCCGGATTCGCGCTCCCATAGGCCGGTAGTGCGGCGGTGAGCGCGCCCATGCGGCTCTGCCCGTGGATCACACCTTTGTAGATGTAGGTCACATTGTCGATGGACACATAGATGTTGGCGCCGCCCCAGATCGGGGAGAAGACTCCGCCCGGCCCAGCGCTGACGGCGATACCAAGATCGGCTTGCGCTGGCAGGCTCTCGGCCGCCAAGAGATCCGCCGACGGCTCAAATAGCAGCGGGCGATTGACCGCGGGCGCCGGCGTCGCGGTGTTGTTATCCGTTGCCGCGATCGATTGCTGCTGGGTATAGTAATAAATCGTGCCGGCGCCGGTTGTCATACTTCCTCCGCCGTGATCGTGAGCAGCCCGTTGTCATCTTCTTCAATCGAGATCACGCGACACGTCATGCCATCTATCGATGTCGTGATGGGATCGTACACCTGGATGAAATCCATGGGATCGATCCAGGCATATTCCCATGTGGTTTTGAATGTCACGGTATCTTTGATGTACACATTCCGCTGGGCGCGCAGTGCCGCAGCAGTATAGGCATAGGCTGCCACAGTAAACACGTTGCTGGCAAGGTCTTCCTCGCGGCGCCCATACAGCTCCACCGCATTGTCTATACTGAATTCCTGAATGGCGTTATTATAGGAATTGGCGCGCTCTTGGTACGTGACACGCACCACATTGTAGGCTTGTGAGTTATCTTTGCGGGTGATCACCAAGGGATCGGATTGATCCTCGGTCTGCAGAATGTTGGAGTCACCAAAGACGGCCACAATGTTGATGGGATTGACGAAATATAGCGGCGTGCCGCCGGACATCAGATTCGGATTGGTGCTGACGCTGCCGTCGTTGTAGGGGATGAAGTTGAGCGACTCCGCGTTCCAGACTGCCGCGGCATTGGTGCTGTCTAAGATGCGTTGGACGATGGAGCTCGTCTGCTCGAAATCGGAAATCGCGAATGACAGCCCAAAGCCGGCCGCCTGGCACCAGGTCTGATAGGTATTGTCTCCGATCGAAGGGTTGCTGGCGTTGGCGGTTGAGTAGATGTTTCCCGAGATGAGTCCGTTGGGGAAACCGGCACCATAGAATTGATTGGACAAGATGTCGGCCAGCACCTGCGCGCAATCGGCGTCTTCGGTCCCGCCGACCGGGTCGACCACTAAGTGGCACGTCCCCTGCAGAATGCCGGTGGCCACGATGTTGTGCTGCGGGATGGTCCCGCTGCTATCCAGCATCAGATGGATGCCTAGCAGGTAGGAGGTATGGCGATAGGCGCGCGCCTGATCCGGATGCAGCGAATTGACGGTCGGATCAGCGTTCTGGCTGCCGGAGCCACCATAGAAAGAGCCGAGCCCGCCATTGTTGGAGCTGTATTGATAGGTGTTCTGGTCTTGATACAGATAGAGCGGCGCGCCGCTTTGCTCCCCCTCGCCGATGGCGAGGATGACATTGGCATAATAGGTTGTGGTCGTCGTGCCGCCACCCCCGCCGCCCTTGCCGTGCGTGATGGCGCCTTTGCCGCCCCCGCCACCGCCACCGCCGGTGGTCGACTGCGTGCTGGTAAAATCATTGGCCCAAATGAGATTCACGGCGACCCGCGGCGAGCCATAGATGATCGGCTTGCCCAGCACATTGACAGAGGTTTGGACCTGCAGCCCCGTGATCTGCGGGACAGCTGCGGCTGGCGGCTTCTGTTTCTTAAAGAGAAATCCCATGATCCACCCGCGGCCACGCCGAGAAGAAACGCTTGTCCAGTTTCCGCAAAATCATCGATCTCTGCATATCCTCGATGATCACCGGCAGCGGGCGCCGGACATGGATGATATTGGGCCAGCGATGCACAATGGCGCCGTGCGCGAAGCATTGACCGTATTTGAAGAGCACCACATCCGCGGTCTTCACCTCATCTTCTGGCCCCAGTTCTCGCCCCATCTGCATGACCCAGCCCATATATTTCTCGGCGGCCTGATGAATATGCCATTGCTCGGGATAGGGCCGCGGATCGAAGGGCGCCAGCACGCCGGCGTCTACAAAGCACCGCACGAGCAACATCCCACAATCTACGCCCGCATGCTTCACATCTGCGCCGGAACGGTATGGCGTACCTATCCAGCTCTCCGCCTCGCGGATCACAGCAGCTCTTTGCTCTTCCTCGGTCATACCGATAATGTCACTGGTGGGACAAATTCGAAGCCGCCGAAATTGTCGCTATTGTTGAATTTCAAATGGCAGGTATTGAACGTTTTGGCGCAACCAGGATAGGCGGTAAAGCTGTCCCCGACGGCCGGTGGAGTGTACATGCCCATCGTGAAGAGTGTCGCGCTATCGTTATTGGCGATGTAGAACTGGGTGTTGTTGAGTGTGCCGCTCGTGAAGAGCAGGCGGCCCAGCGCGAAATAGGGCTGACCATCAGCCCCTGGTGTCATAGGTACGCCGCCGACCCATGGCACGAAATTTGCCAGGACTCCGGTGTCGACGGTGCCGCTGACGCCAAATGAGCTCTTGTTCAGCGTGCAACCCGGCTCAAAGAGCGCCCAATTGCATGAGCCCTGGTATGTGCGCCGCGGCAGATTGATGTCTAGCAGCTTCAGCGGCGATTTCACCTTCAGTTCTACCGTGGTGCGGCCGATCTTCAGGATCTCGCTGACCAGCCCATATGCCATGCGATAAACGGTGATCGGTGAGGCATTCACCACGTCGAGATACGGCGCCCCACCGCCAGTCGTTCCACCGCCGGCGGCCCACACCGCGCGATCGCGTTGTACCGTAGCGCCATCCAGCAAGCCTTGTGCGCACCCCTGCAGAAACAGCGCGCCAGTGAGCGTGTCAGTGGGCAGAGCGGTGATTTTGATATCCTGCTCGTCGACGTTGAGCCCGACTGACAGCTTCATTTTTAGACCAGCGATCCGCAGCGAGCCGGATTTGTACAGATGGCCATTCACCGTCAGATCCATATCGAAATCAGTAAAGCGATCCACTGCGCCGTTTTGCAGCGTGATCGTGTACAGCTCCGCTATGATCATTTCCTGATTTGCTTTCAGGATCGAGAGATATCCCATGGAGACAGAGCGACTCATGGCTTCACCGATCGAAAGCGACATACTTTCAATTCCCAAAGATTCTTCAGGAATTGCGCATACTGCTGCTTCGGGTCAGTGAATCGGCAGCGGTAATAGAAGGAGAAATCCGCCGTCACCACCACTCCACTGCCTGGGGCCGTGGCAAATGAGAGGGTCTGGCCGGTGGCAGAGAAGCCGCTACTCTGAAAGACTCCATTAAGATACACAGCCAGCAAAGTGTTAAGGCCGCCAATAGGATCGACACCCCAGTAATCTCCGGTGAAGTTGCGATACAATTTGATGATGGTGAAATCAGTCACCACCCCATTGCCATTCCCTATAAAGCCCGCCGCGCGCGAATTGTCATCGGGATGCGAGTAATAGAATTCGCCGTAATCCCCTTTGCATGCCATGAACAGCCCTTCGATCTGCTGCAGATCATATTGCCCAGCAAATGGCTGATAGATCACTTGATTGAGCGTCTGATCTCGCATGCCTTCATAGGTGAGCTCAAACTCCCACAGTGGAAATACGCTGCGAACAGCGCGTCTCTCGGCGCCATTGACGAAAGCCGCGGACATAGTCGACCAGGTCGGTCGCACCCTGACGGACCACGATTGAGAATCCAACGTGGGAAAGATTGGAGTCGGGGAGGGGAAATTAATGAAGCTCATGCGTCACCACGGTACATAGCACATTGGCGGTGTGCCTATCGCTGAGCCGATGTTGCCATTGGTCACAAGCAAGATCGATGGATAGGTAGTGCCGGTGCGCACAATCTCTGACATGGCGGCATAATACGGGCCGGCATTGAGACCGGCGAAGCTCCACCCGCCGGCGTTGGTATTCGGGTTGGCAGTCGCATCAAAATTCCAAGTGTTGGGCGTCGACGTGAGGAACCATACGAGTTGCAGCGTGATATTCCAGCAGACATCAATGTATGGTGGGATGCCGCTGGGAAAGCCGGTATGCGAGCCGCTGCCATTGAGCCATAACCCCTGACCACCCAGAAATGGGCCGCCGATGCCCACGCTATCACTGCCGGGCCCACCCAACTGATAGGTGTTGCTGTTGGTCGGGGCAGAGCCGTTGACAAGCCCGACCAATTGCCAGATGAGAGGGATCATCCCACCTCCCGATGTTGCCTGGTATTCCACCCAATAGCGACCAGTGGTGTGTGTCGTGGAGGATCGCCACGTCGTGCTGGGATAACCCGTAAAAGCGCCGGCATTGTTCGGGAGCACGGTGCGATGGTCTGAGGAATATGTCTGCAGCCCGGTGGTACCGGCTGTGATATCCCACGTACCGCCAGAGGACATCGACAGCGTCCCGCAAGGCGGCGGTGGTGGCGGAGGTGGGGGGGGCGGCGGAGGTGGAGGTGGGCCTGGCGGCGGCGCGAATGGCGGAAATGTGAACACGTGAGGAAAGGTGGAGCGAAATTTTATGGATTTGGCTCCGTAGTAATTCTTGAAGAATTCCTCGTAATCGTGCTGATCTTCCGAAAAGAAACACAGATAATAGAAAGTGAAGTCAGCCGTCACCTGCACGCCAGATCCTGGCGCAGAGGCAAAATTGATAAAGGCTCCGGTTCCGGCGCTGCCACTGTCAACGCTGTAGCCTGACATCTGCAACACGCCATTGAGATAGACGCGAAAGGCCGAGCCAAGGTCGACACCGCCTACTTCTTCGGTTGCGGCGACGCCCGAGATGCCGCCGATGGTCCGTACCACCGCAAACTTCTTGTTGGCGCCATCGCCGACGCCGATGAGCTGGTTGGAGCGGCTGTTGTCGCTGGGATCGCTAAAGAAAAAGAGCCCGTAGCGGCCCGCCAATCCGAGAAAGGTGCTGAGTAGGGTGGTGAATTCGGTGTAACCCGCCAGCGGCGCCCATGGTGTGGCATTCAGGGTCTGATCCCGTAATCCCTCGAATGTGAGCTCGAATTCCCATTGCGAGGCGAGCCGCTGAGGATAGCGTACCTCGCGGCCCGACGGCGCGGTATGCACAATCGCCTGATAGGTCGGCGTTTTCGTGAACGGGAACCCGTAAGGCAGCGTGGGGAAAAGAGGAACCGCAAATGTCATCTGAAGTTGCCGACCAGATTCTTGGCGAAGCTCTCAAAGGTGCCGCCGTGCGCGCGCAGCATAGTCTCAACTGACGAGCGTGTCATAAACGGTGTGCCGCCGTTGATCACCGGGGCGTACGTCAGATTGGCGCTGTTGGTATTGGCGCGACCGCTGCTCCCCAGCATGCTTTGGATGCCTTCGGAAATATGCGCCGGCAGCACCATCTCTTTCGGATGCAAAATCGAGATCTGCCCGCCGTATGTTGCCGCCGCTGGCACAAGGAATCCGCCGGCAGCGGACGGCACGATGCCGCCTTGCTCAAAGAGCCCACCTATCAGCGGAATGGCCTTTAGGATGCTCCCGCCGGCGCCGAGCGCGCCACCTGCCCCGGCTTCAGCGGCATGCGCCTCATCGGCCACGGTGGAGCTATTGGTGGCGATGGTGTTAGCGGTGGTTGATAGCGTGTTGACGCCGGTCGTGGTGGTGTTGAGCGTGGCGGCGGCCGCATGCAAGCCCAGCAAGCTGGTCACTTTGGCGGTAGCATCCCCCATCACATCGAGCTGTTTCGCCGCGGCCTGGCCCGCGACCGTCTGCGCCGTATTCGCGGGGCCGCCGCTGCCCAGCCCAATGAGTCCACCGATCTTGCTGGCGAGCACGCCGCCGATACCCTGCCCCTCTTTGCCGCCCAGCGCGTTGGCGAGCAGCTGCGAGCTGGCGGTGCCGAGCTCTTTGATGAGACTCGAAGTCAGCGAGTTGACCAGCTTCACGAAGGCTTGCTGCAGCGTCTCTGTGCGCTCGACTCCAGCCTCCACAAAGCTGCTCAGCGCATTGCCGGCGCTGTTGAAGCCCCCCTCAAATGCCTTGGCGATGGTATCCGCCGAGCGGCTCTGCGCGTTCGCGGAGCGGGCGGCGAGCTGTTGTTCCTGCTCGCTTGCGCGTGCCGCCAGCTGGATGATCTTATCGTAGGCACGTTCTTTCTCATCGACCGTGGCGCCGTCTTTCTCGGCGATCGCGAGGTATTGCTTCTCAGCCTCTTCGGTCGTGCGCTCCGTCACCTCAGCGAGCTTTTGCGCCGCCTCTTGGGTGGTGAGCGTGCGATTGGCGACCTGTGCATCGAGCTTGGCTTTCTCCGCGGCGATCTCGCGCTCATCGGCGCGCGCGACCGCATCCGCGAAATGCATGCGCTCTTGAAAGGATTGCTGGCGAAACTGCGATTCCGCTTCTGCATCGGCCAGCGCCTGCTTGCCTGTCGCGCTCTCGGTGCCGCCGCCCGTATGTGCTGCGATTTGTGCCTCTAGGGCGTTGATTTGCTTTTTGAGCTCTAGCTGCTTCTCGATCGGAGGCACCTTGGCGAGCTCGGTACGGAGCGCGGTGATCTGGCGCTGAGTCGCCTCGTCTTCCAGCTGGTTTTTCAGCCGGATGACTTCCAGCTCTTTCGCCTGCGCCGACGGATCGCGCACGCCCTTGATCTTGATGATGGCATCGTATTCTTTTTGTGCGTTGGCGAGCTTTTCCGCGGTCGCTCCGCGCTCGGTTTCGAGTTCCAGCTGCATGTTGTGTAGCTGATCGCGGAGATCCTCATCCGAGATCTTCTTCATGGCCGCGGCGAGCACCGAGTCAGCCTCAGCGCGGGCTGACGCGCTGTAGCGGCCGTATGAGGCTATTTCCTGCGCCTGGCGCTGTGCGATCGAGAGAATCTGCTGATCCGAGAGCCCAAACTGCTGGGCTTCAGTCTGCAGATTACGCATGATCGTGGCGTGGCGGTCAGTTTCTCCCTGATCATGTACGGCACCCTGTTTGAGCTCCAGATTTTTGATCGCATTGGCTTGCTCTTGCGCTTGCAGCCGCAGGGTATTCGCCAGATCTGTATTCCCGGCGGCTTCTGCCGCATCGATCTGTTGCAATGTCTTCTGATAGACACCCTGCGCATCAGAGATTTGGTGCTCTAGCCTCAGCTGATCTTCTTTGGCCTTGGAGCCCGCCAGGACCGCATCCGCGCCATCCTTTTCGGCGCGGGTTTGCGCTTGCTGGCCGATGAGCGCTTGGGCCGCGGCCTCCGCACGCGCCGTATAAGCGGCGAGCTGCGCTTTGCGCGGATCGTTGGGCCCGTACCCCTCCGGGCGCTCATAGGAAACAGCGGCAGCAGCTGCCGCTTGCGGTGACATGGCACCCTTGATCTTGGCTAGAGCGTTGGATTCTGTTGTCTGCAGCTCTTTGATGATGGCGCTGATCTGTTCATCCAGGGATGACGAGGCGGTTATGCCGAGCGCCTTGGCACGCTCCATCGACCAATTGGGCAACCCCACATGCCCGCCACCAATATTATTGGAGCTCGCTGGATTGAGCTCGGTCCCGCTTTCTTGCTGCAGCACGCCAACCAAGCCGGCGGCTTGCTCGCGACTGAGGTTGAGCTCTTGCTGGAAGCGGCGCAGCGCTGTCTGCGCGTTCGTTTCTTCGCCAGGACTCGGCGCAACACCGGGCCGCATGGCGCGCCACATACCCTCTAGCGGGCCGCCGGGCATGGCCAGCTCCGGCGCCTGCATGACGGTGAGAATGGTTGACAGGCGCTCGGCATCGGCCTTCGCGCGTGCCGCGGCGCCTGCCACCTTATCGAAGCGTTCCGCCACCAGATCGAGCACCGCCGACCGCTCAGCCATGTCGCCTAGCGTATCGAGGTTTGCCTTCTCTTCTTTGGTGATCAGCTGCGCCTTTTCGGCCGCATCCGCAGCGGCCTTGCCGGTGCCGCCGTATGCTTTGACAACAGCCTCCGCCTCTTTAGCGACGTCGGTCCCCTTCAGGGTCGCCTGAGCCGCGGCCAGGGAGATCATCTCGTCGCGCTGTTTCGCGGTCATTCCCGTGACTTCCGCGAACGCTGCGACGACATGTTTGGCCGATCTGTACGTCAGATCATAAGCCTCGGCGACCTTGTCGACCGCGGCGGTGATCTCCTCCGCTGTTTGTGTATTCCCCTGACCAGACAGCAGATTCCCAGCGCCGACCTCACGCACCGCTTGGGCGTATTCGATGGTTTGATACAGCAAATAGCCCATGCCGGCCGCCGCCGCAGCGATGCCGGCCGTGACCAAACCCCATGGGCCTGCGAGAGTGCTGAAAATCGTCTGCAGGATACCCGAGTCACGCAATAGCGGAAGGACGGACGCGCCAATGCGCGAGGTCTGACCACGCATCACATCATCAGCGATCGCGCTGAAATGCTGTATTTCGAGCCCAGCGTTGCGACTCGCCGCGCCCACGATCGAGAATTCATTGGCCGCTGCGTGCGAGGCGGCGCCCGCGTGGGGCGCCCTGGCAGTGACCGAGTCGAAGGCAGCTGCCGCGGCGGCGATAGATTTGGTTGATTCCTCCGCGGCGGATACCGGCACCGTCGCGCCGCCGGCGAGAGCGGCTTTCCAACGGGTGAACAATCCTGCGGATGTGTTGGCGGCGTTGCCGGCGACCACGGTAGCGGTCGTGGCGGCGCCGAGCTCCGCCTTATAGGCTTGCTCCGCAGCGGCGATCGCTGAGAGAGATTCCCTCTCCGCAGTCCGGCCTGCGACGAGCTTGGCTTCCGCATCCGCGGCGGCCAGGATATCCGCCTCACCAGTATAGGCAGCGACGGCTGATGTGATGGACGCGCGCGATTCCACGGCGCCGGCGCGGGCCGCGACCGCGGCAATGGCGGCGGCTTCCGCGTCTTGAAATACCTGCGCGCTCTCCGCGGCGGCTTTCAGATCCGTATTCGCGCCGACCAGAGATTTCGCAAATTGCTCTGTAGCTGTCGCTTGCTGCGCGAGGCTGGTCGCTACCTCGCTCTGCGACAGGATCTTCATCTCTTTAGAGAAGACTGCCGCGGATTCAGCAGCTGATTTCGAGTTGGTGGAATACCCCAGAATCTTCTGCGCCGCTTGTTCGCCAGTCATGGCGGCGGCGGCGATGGCGGCCATCTTCTCCGCTTCCGCGGCCTTGACAGCGAGCGCTGAATCTCTGGCGAACGCATCAGCGGCCGCAGCGGCAGAGAGTGAGGTGCCCAGCACGGCGGCGGAGCCGGACGCGCTCAGGATTTGGCGTTGATTGGTGGGCAGATGGGAGAGCGGATCTTCAAGAGCGGCCGCCTGGCGGGCCCTGAGCGCTTCCGTCTCGCGAATGATCGCGCCGGTGCGCTGGGTGGAAGACGCGGTGAACGCTTCAGATGCGCCGCCCGTATCCCGCAGCGCATCGCGGAGCTCGCCGATCTGCGTGCGCGTCTTATCCGCCTCGTCCCCGAGCGCCTTGATCGCGTTCTGGACGCCGACACCTGGCGTGCCGCCTGCCGCCATCCCCTTGAAGTTGGCGAGCTCAGCCGTGATCGCTTTGAGCGCAGTCTCCGCCTTCGAGAGCTCCGCGCGGAGCTCTCCGGTCGTGGCGCCTATGCTGATAGTTAAGTCTTGATCCGCCACGAGCCCTATCCTCGCCAGCTGCCGCCGTGGCGCCGTAGGACAGCCGCCAGGTCGTTAGTCTCAGGCGCGGGCTGCTGAGCCTGCTCTTCTTCTGGAAGGGCCACCGTGGGCTCTCCACGCGCGCGAGCGGCCAAAATGATCTGCCGCTTACGCTCTAGGGCTTCGGGTGAGGTGGGCCTGGTGGGCTTCAGCTTTGGCATGTCATTCATGCCAGGCGTCATCCCCGCTTGGGTCGGCGGCTTGTATCCGAGCTCAGCGGCCTTCAACCACCGGGTCGGCGGGCGTTGTGCCCACTCTTGACAGAGCGCCAGGTAACGTCGCATCGTCCATCTCCGGTCGACGCGATCCCAGCTGCCGCCTTCTATGCCGTGGCTGACGAGCTCGGCGATGATGGCGGTGCAGTCTCCGTCGAATTTTCGGCCCCGACCGCCGCCGTATCCGGGGCCGCTTTTTCCCCCTTGGGGATCAGCCCCGACTCTCCCAGCAGTTTGATCGTGGCGCGCACCAGCTCCGCCATCTGATCGCCACGGAGCGCCAGCTGTAGCTGTCGCTGTAGGGCATCTCCGCGTAGCTCCGGCGGTCCATCGCGCTCGGGATTGGACAGCGCCGCCACCACGATATCGAGAGATGCGTCCGCCTCTTCGACGATGCCCACCGCCTTGAGTAACCGCTGCACCGATGGCCATGCCATGCGAATGGTGTAGAAAACCATTTGGGGGACCAGAATGGTCTGGTCCCCGAACTCGATGCGTACGCCCGACTCTGGATGATCCATGATTGCCTTTAGGTGGTAGTGAACAGAAAGGTGTTCCCGCTGGCATCCGCGAACGCATCAAAGGCGAAGTCAGACACATAGAAGTCATCGAGCTTGGTCGGGATCGAGAGGCTCGTGCCCACGCAACGATACAGCTTCAACGTGATGTTTCCGCCTTCGAAGGTATTCGAGAATTCCGCGGTAAACTGCGGCGTGTTGCCCATGAAGGGGTTGCCACCAGCGACGGTCATGCCCGCGGTCGCGGTGTAGGAGTAATTGAGGAACGCCAGCTGCCCAAGATCAGAGCTCGAAAAGTCATAGACACCGGCGGTGACGCCATATTGGCCCGTGGCCGGTAGGCCCGTGACGAACGTCAGCCGCTCGGCATTGCTGCCATTCGTGCCGTTCTGAAATGTCACGCCGAGATCATCGAGGAATGTGGCGGCGTTGAGAGCGGTATTCGAAGAGCTGATCGTGATGCCTTCGTTGTAGGCGATCAGAGTCTGACCGGCCGACAACGTGCCACCCCAATAGATGGTATTGAAGACGGCGGCGCTGATCTGGGCGACCTTGGCCTTGCCGCTGATCTTGACCTTGCCGCGCGCCACGTCAATCGGATATTGCGATTGACTGTAAAGCATTTTGGTGTCGCCGCTGAAGTCAATGTTGACCTCTTGCATGGCACCGAAGCGGACGGGAGTCGAATTCGCAACGTCCTGACGAACCGCGAACATAACGCCGGAGCCGAAGCCGAACTGCATAGGGTAATCCCCACCTGAAGTCGCGCAGCATCGTCAGCTCGCGAACCACGCCCGACGCTTGCCTTGGTGGTAGGACTAGAAGCGCGCCCGGCTTAACACGGGGACGCTTAGGGAACCATAAGCATCAGGGGAATCAGGATCTGACCTTGATCATCCAGATCCCCGGTGTCGACCTTGACGCTACCTTCGATGCGACACCACTCAACCAAGCCGCCCAACGTGAACACGTCATCTTGTGTGTCCGGGGCGAGCACGGGATACACCGCATCCATGATTTGCTGGGTGATCTTAGCGCCAATCTGGTTGAAATCGGTGCGAAAATATATGATCCACGTGGTGTGCAAAATGCGGCGCGCCGGCATGCCGCGGCTGGGAGCGGAAGGAGTTTTGGCGGGCTGCCATACTGTGATGTATTCCGCCTGATAAGCGGCCGGTTGCAGATCGGGAACGACTTGCGAGAAAGGTTTGACCCTTCTGGCCGAATCGCCCCAAGTGAGCAGGCTCCTAGCACCGATCGGGATCGTGAAGCGCACCGCCCGCAACTGCACAAAGAGCGCCTCAAAAATCGGCTCTAGCGATGTCGGAACGAAGCTCATATGGGATAGCCTTCACGCTTCAGCGCGTCGAGTGCTGCCTGTTTGATCTGCGTACCGATATCCACGCGCATCTCCGCCAGCGAGCGGCGCAAGAATGAGCGCTCCGGCATCCTGGCGCCAGGGTGGTCGACGTGCTGGGCGAACACCACCTCTCCGCTGACGGCGCCGGTGCGAAACCCGATGCTGCGTTTGGAGAGGAACCGTAGCGCCGTAGCTTCCACGGGATCAATCTCGTGCGGCGGTGTCGCGCCGCCATATTCCTGGATATGCGCGTATTCGACGCCTTTTGAATACACGCTCCCTATGGCGCTCAATGCATCAGCCTCGAAGGTCTGGCCGATCGAGGACAGCAGCGCGCCCGTCTTCGAATAGAGCGGATGCCCGGAGGTGACATTGCTGCGCACCTGCGCTTCCAATTCTCCGGTGAGCTGTTGCACCTTGGTAGCTACGTTCGCCATGACCACGCCCGGCAGCTCGGCGAAATGCGCGATGAGCGTATCGGGCGAGCCCGTCCATGTGACCGAGAATTTGATCATACGGGAGTCTTTCCGGCGAGATGCGTGTAGAGACTCAGGCGCTGCAGGCCACTGGTGTTGACCACGCATTGCAAGAGATAGGTGACCTCGCCCAGCAAGCCGCCGACCTGGGTATTCACCTGAGCGTTTGGCTGGCTGGTGGAGGTGCTCGTGACAATGGAATTGCTGGCGCCCAGATGACTCTGCGCGGCCGGATCGAATCCGGAATCGGCGGTGCACGTGATCTCTTGAATGCTCAAAATATATTCGCCGACGGCGAGCTCGGGCCCAAAATCGAAGCCGATGTTTTCGAGCTCAACGCCAGCATCTTGCGGCGGGGACAGATCATTGCCCTGCGACATGCTTTACCTACTGATGATGACGCGCCGCACGCGCGGTGACGACGAGGTGAGTGTAACACGGGTCGCCGCTACGGTAAGCCGCGTCGCTGTCGGATGCTGCGCGACGCGCGACCGATCCGATGGCGCGATGGTGATGCGGATACGCGGCGGGAATCCGGATGTCGTGATCCGGCTGCCTTCCGCGACAATCGACATCTCGATCTCGATATCGGCGACGCTGTCTGACGCGATGGCGCCCAGCGATTCCGCCATGGCCAAGATCGAGGTGAGCGGGGAGCCGAGTGCCTCCGCGAGCACCGGTGCCGCGATAAGGCCGCTGCCGAGCGCTTCCAGCGCAGCCATCGCGGTGAATATCTGCGCCCCAAGTATCTCATCCGGAATCACGATGCGTCGTATCTGTGACCCGAGCGCTTCGAGCGGTAGCGGGCGCCCGTGTATCGGAGATCCGAGCGCTTCCGCATCGATTAGGGTCTGTCGGGTCTGTGACCCGAGCGCTTCGATAGGCGAGCCGCTCGCGCGGATCTCTGACACAAGCTGCTCGCTCGCCGCGGTCTGGGCCCGTAGTTCTGAGCGCAGGCTCTCCGTCGGAGCCAGTGCGGCACGTAGCGATGTCGCCAGGCTTTCGGTGAGGGATGGATATCCACGGATGACGCTCCCGTCGGCTTCGGCCGGCGCCGGCAAGCTGCGGCTCTCGGCAGTCAACAGCTCCGTTTGCGTGATCCTGCTTAGCGAAACCGACGAGAGCGTCTGTAGCGCCCCAATCATCGGGGCGACGTATACGTTGCTAGTGGTCACCCCTGAGACGCCCCCGCCCCAGCCTGGCGCGGTCTGCGTCATGTGGCATCATCCGAAAGCGGGGTTGATCCAGACGGTGGTGGACGTCTTGGCGAGACGCACAAAGGCGCGCACCCAGCCAACCTGATTAGGCGTAACGGTTACGCTCATCTGCAGGGTCACCGGGCTTGCCGGCGAGTTATTCCAGACTCCCGTGCCCGCAGATAAGGGCGTGGTCGTATCGAGCAGATTCGCCTGCGTCGTGACGAAAGATCCGGCGGTGTCTGTGCTATCAGGCAAATATTCCGCTTCCATCCAGATGTCGCTCATCTTCAGGGTGGCGGTCGCCAGCACCTGAATAGCTGCAGTAACGGCGGCGCCGGTCGTGCTGTTCCATTTGAGAATAGGGAAGGATTCGAATGGGACGCCGGTGCTTGTGGAGGTGCTCACCAACTTGTGTGAGTAAGGATTGACGCCGTCCGTGGCGCCCCCAGTCATCGTCACGGTGAGATCTGTTGATAGCTTGCTGTTATAGCCATCCAATTTCATATTCGTATAGTTTGTATTGCCACTGTCACAGTTGACGAATTCGGTAGTAGGTCCAGACGCTCCGGTCGTTTGCGTATTCTGCCAAACATATCCAGAGCCCAGCTTACAATTGGTCAAAAACATCCGCATGCCAGGGGAAGCGCCTGAGGAAATAACGGTGGCGCTACCTAATGAGCTGAGGTCGAGCCCATCCAGAATGACTACCGTCCCGGCTTGTCCGCCCGTATTCGTCGCAAAGAGGGAGGTGGGGATGGTGCCGCTCACCGCGGCTTGGGTCGATGTGTTACGCCAACGCAGTATGCCGCCGCTGCCGCCTTGCAGTTTGAGTGCTTGATTGGCCGCGTTAAAATTGAAAGTGACGTTTTCAAGATCGATTACGCCAGCCGAATTAAATCCAAAAGGAACGTTGGCGGCCGTGAGCTTGATAGTGCCATTGCGGAAACGCATCGTGGGCCCAAAGTTCACGGCATTGGCGCTGGCGACAGTCAGCCCCCATACTTCCAAATTATTACCGAGATTTACAGCTCCCGCAGTATTGGCGATACTTGCTCCAGATACAGGATTAGGATCTGCCACTACTGGTGGCACACTTTTCGTTCGGTCGACACTGATAAATCTAACCGGCAGGGTATTCGATCCCAAGTTGAGATTCATATTGCTGGCGGTTTGTATCTCCGAGTGATCGCTGGAAAAGAACACGGTATCACCGGCGTTCACGATACCCAGATTGTTCAAGGCGCTCACGCGCGCGACGGGCGCCGTCCATGTATTCGTCACGCCATTGTCGTGCTGATGTGCCTCTTGCGCACCGCACTCGGTCCAGACGGCGGTGCCGCCATGGCCAGACTCATTGGTCGTGCCGCTATCGGTGAGCGTCCATGTCGGTTCCAGCGTGCCCAGCGTGCCCGCTGTGGTGACACGAAACGCGCGCTCGTTACCTGCGGTGGGAGCTGATTGCCGGGTGATCTGGCCAAGCGTGACTGTGGCGCTCGCGGCGAAGGGCGCGGTGCCCCATGGCGTAATGTTTGTCCATGCTGTACTTGACACGTACCAATTAGAGACAGCCATTAGGTGGTCGCACCCTTGGTATTGACGGTCGCGGCGCCCTTATAGGCCGAGGTGCCGGCCGGCAGCGTCAGTCGCATCCATACGCCCTGCGCGCCGGCGGTGTTGGGTGTCGCGCCGCTCGGGAGCGAGCCCGGCGAGGCGATCACGCTGACGTAGCTCGGCTGCGTCACGAAGGTCAGAGACGAGCTGTCGCCATTCAGCGGCAGGGTCTGCCGATTGGCGATCGTCGCGGTGTCGTTGAGCGCCTTGCACAAGGCGATATCGAGTAGCGCACTTCCTGGCAGCGACGGGGATTCGCTGGCGATCTCAGTCTGCGCGCTCTGTAGCGAGGTCGCGGTATTGTTGTTGACGACAAACACTTTCTCATAAAACGTCCGCGACGAGCCGCCGGAGACGTCCGCGGTCGCGGTGGAGAAGCAGCGAGTGACGGCGAGTACCGCGTTCGGCGAAATCGGAAAGAGCACGCCCTGATAAACATCATAGGTCGACGTGTTATCTGGGATCACGCTCCAGTCGCGGTTGACGGCCACGGTATCGGTCCCGTATCCCGAGCTCGCCACGATCTGGCGCAGCTGGTTCGCGCCGGTGTTTGTCTTGATTCGGATGATGTCGCCGACCGCTACGCTGCCGCCGTCGCCCGACTGCAGGACGAAGAGCGGCGGGGTTGCGCCATTGGTGTTGGCGGCACCCGTCTGCGCGGTGCGTGCGCTGAGAAGCGCGGTGTGCGCGTAAAGCGCGATGTCACCGACCGCGGTGGTGCCGCCAGGATTGCTGAGCGTGCCGATCGCGCCGCCGGTGATCACCGCGGCCAAGATGCGCTCAAAGGTCTGAGACGAGCCGATGCCCGTTACGGGCGTCTGTCCATTCACGGTCACGGCGGTCGGCGTCACCACGTTGCCGGTCGCATCGCGGCCTGTCACCTGCAGCTTGACGGCAGTATCCGAACCAGAGCTCGATACACAATCGAGCGTCCCGTTGGGCGTGATGTCGACGAAGCTGACGAGCTTGGTGAAGTCGACCGCACCACCCGTGGTGGCGCTATCGGCTTCCGGCATGTTCGCGGCGCCGTAAATGACGATGTTATTTGGGGAAACGCTCATATCGTCGCCACTCGTTTGTAGGGTTGCAGTAGCTCCAGCACGGTCTGCGAGGGAGCGTTCGCGTCGTAGGCGGTCAGTCCCTGACCTCCAATGGAGCGCTCTTTGATTCCGATACGTCTCCGGTAACTATCCCGCTCGCCGGCGAGCTCCAGGACCGCTTGCTCGACGTCGGCCGGGACGTATCCGTATGTGAGGTTGAGGGGCGTGCCTTTGTCAGCAGCCGCAAAAGCGTATTCACCAGGCGATGTGCTGACGAGTGCATATTGTCCGGCAACTGGTGTGCCCGTAACCTTGGTGAGAGGGACGCCTGTAGAAGCGTTGACAACTCCTCCATCCGCAAGCCAAGGTCCGAAGGGAGCATCGACGATGACGCCATATGGAGCTCCCGTCGGGATGGTCTGCGCCTCATTTGTGATCTGATAACCGGCGTAATAACTGACCATGAATGCCTGTGCGCCATGTCCAGTATCATATCCGTAAAGGTCAAGCATCTGGGCGTGCCCCGGAGGGTAGCCATCCCACGGGTCCAGCAGAAAGCCGGGATCGAGCGGGGTTTGCGCCGCCGGGATCGGTATGCCTTGGGTGGTCGCGCTGACGATGCTCAGCACGGGATAGTCGCGCAGCATGACGCCGGTGCGAAAGTCTCCGGTGTGCCGCTCGCTCTGCACCAAATGTGGCGCAAAGGTGGACCGCGAGGTGATCGCATAGACGGATTGGCTGACACGCAGAATCAGTCGCGTATACACCTCATCGGCGCTCACCTGGCTCTCAGGAACGGAGAGCCAGTCTTTCAGACGTGATAGGGTGGTGAGCGCCTGCGCGGGCATGTCATGGTGCTTTGCGTGGCGGCTTCGGCGGCGGCTCTTGACCCGCGAGCCGGGTCACCGCCACATCATACTTTTCGAGGATCTGCCGCTTGTCGGCAAACGCCCTGTCGCGCTCATGCCTCACGGTGATAAGTTCTTCGCGTACGGCGATATTCTCGGCGCGGAGCTCTTCAATCCGCGCTTCCAGCGCCAGGATAGACTGCGCGTGTTGCTCCAAAAGGCGCGGATCAGCCAGCGCGACGGGGATCTGCGGCTCCCCCTCCATCACCTCTAGATGCAGCGTCTTCATGTGGGCCTTGGCGGCCGGCGTATCGGGCACTTCGACGAAGCCCATCTCGTCGTTGGCAAAGAACCGGCCTTCTTCAGAAATGAAGAATTCCTGAAAGATGTCACCCTCAGCATTGCGATTGTGGTAGCGCAGCGTCTTCATAATCACCACGGTCTATTGTTGAGCCACGTCAAAAACGGCAGATCGCGAAACGACCATCCGCGCACGGGCGGAGGGTTTGGCGTGCCGTCCGCGACAGTATAGCCCTGCGCGATCATGTCGGGGACAAAAAGAGCAGCTGGGATCGTCAGGATACCATTGACCGGCTGATAGACACCAGCTGGCGTGCCGACCGGGATGTACGACTCTTGCTGACCGTAAAAGTGTGTCACACCTGGCGGACAGTTGAGCTGTACAAATCCCGGTTTAACCGCAAGGGTCATGGTTTCCCGTGTAATTCGAGGAACTCAAACATGTTGAGCGCCTCAGCGATCGAGGGACAGGCGCCATGCTCTGGCGGGCCCGGCACCTTGACTGGGTAATACACCTTCACCTCATAGGGCACGACTTTGTCATGCTCCACGGGATAAGGCACTGGCACATCGACGATCTTGGGCACCTCGATCACGCGCTGTGGCCAACGCGCAACCCATGCACCGGTGAGAAAGCCGATGACGATCGCGCAGACACAGATCGCCGCGGCTGCCGCAAGCAAATAGGGGAGGCCGAAACCTCCCCCATTCTTGCGCGGCCCAATGGGGACGACTTTTGGCGGCATGGCCTTACGGCTGGACGAGTACCGACATGCGGAAAGTCGTACCGGTCGTCGGGTTCGCCGAGTTGTCGACCACGACCGAAGTCATCGGAGCGGTGATCGGGTTCGTGGCGGTTGCCGGCATCTGGTTGTTCCACCCCAGCGCCTTCGCGGTGCTCAGATTCAAGCTCTGCGAGGGTGTGTGAAAGAACACGTTCGCTGCCGAACTATGGAACGCGCACGACACGATCTTGGTGTTGTCGATTGAACCGACGAAGAGCGTGGCGGTGGCGCCGCCCAGAATGAGCTGCTCGACATCGACCGCTTCAGGCGCCGTGATCGTAATGGGCACATCGGCCGGAAACTGGGGCAAGCCAGATGGCTTGATCACCTGCGTCCAAACGTGTGATACAGACGTAACAGCCATGGATGAAATCCTTTCCGTTAGGGCCGCGGCCTGGCTTAGCCGTTGTGGATATTGGTGATGATCCCGAGCGCGGGCGGGAAGTAGCACTGCATCACGCCGTCGAGATAGATCCCGTACTCATACTTCAGCGAGCGCAGCGGCCACTCGATCTGCCAATAGTCACGCCGCAGACGCATCTGCGTGATGTTCGTGACGTTGCTCATCGGATAGGGCAGCTGTTTGCTGTTGAAGAAGATCGTGCCGGCGGGCATATTCGGATGCAGCCGGATCGGGATCTCCTTGGCGCCATCGAGCGAATACTTGTTACGGTAGCTCGTCGCCATGACACCGCCGACGATCTGCGATTGATCGGCAGTGAAGACAAAGCGTTGTGCGCCGGGCGAAGAAGAGCTGGTGCTCAACACCTTCTTGGAGATGTTGGTCTGCTCTTGCGAGCTCACCCAGATATCCGACGGGCTGAGACGATAGTTGTCCCAGAAGCTTTTCAGCGCTGCATCGATCTCGACGATGCCGCCGGCGTTGTCGGCCGTCAGGGTGGCGCCGTTGGCCATCACGCTCACATAGGCGTTGGAGCCGCTCTTGACGACCTGCGTCAGATAGCCATCGATGACCAGAGAGTTGGTCGAGTAGTCGGTCGCGGCCGGAAGGGACGCTGCCGTCTGCGTGCCGGTCGGCTCAGCGGTGATCGTATACTGCGCTTCGGTCGTGATCGCGCCGAGCACCTCTGTGCCGGCGGTATCGCCCCAGAACCACGCGTATCCAAAGGCACCAGCCTTGGCGGTCGTGGTCGCTGCGACCGAGCCGCTGGGGCCCGTGGTCCCGACGGTCGTGTTGTTGCTCTTGATCCCAGCACCGCCGCCGTAAGAATCGCTCGATCCGTCGGCGTTCAGCCGAGTGACTTGGGCCTGGATGCCGCCGGCAACCGATGCGTTGAGATATCCCTCTAGCGAGAGATATACGACGATGACGCTGAAGTTGGCATTGGTGCCCAGCGAACCATTGGACGAACTCGCGGTCAGCCCCGGCGCCGATGCCTTGCCAAGCGCTACGGAGGAATTGCCTCCGAGGATCAGCTTCTCTTCGCCGATCATGACGCTCTGCAGCAAGTTCAGGCTGGCCAACGCCTTCACGTCCTGGAAATATTCCGCTGCCCAGTCAGCCTGGAAGCTGGCGCTCGATTCCAAACCCATCGTGGTGTATTTGGCGGTGTAATCGGCAGTCGAAACGGCGATGACGCCGGACCGATTGCCTTCGCCAACACCCATCGACAACCCGGCGGTGTTGATCGCGGTGACCGCACGCCAGTTGGCTTGAATGCCGCCGCGCGCCGGAACACGAGGAATGTCGTTCCGCAACGGCGTCAAGACGGGGTACAGCATCTTGGCCCCGATTTCGAGGTCATAGCTGTTCAACCCGCTGATCGCCGAACTCGGCTGGCTGTAGGTCGCTTTGACGATATCCGGCGATAGACGCTGGGAGAGTGCCTCTCTCACCGCGGCAAGCTGCCGCATCGTCTCTTGATTGACGATTGCACCGCTCATGGTGAGCGAGCTCCCTTACTACGCCCCGCCCGAAGGGACAGTTGAGTCAGCAGCTCGGTGTGGTAGGAGAGCCGAACCGCGAGGCTTGGGTTTATTGCCCCGCGGGATTAATGATCGCGGTCGGTCGTGCCAACAGCGCCTTGAATACCATATTCTGGCGCTGCGTTGGCGACATATCGTTGAGCGCCTTCAGCAACTGCTCATCGTCGGCGGTCGCCGCGGCATATCCTGACACCGTGTCTTGCGCCTTGCTGATGGCCGTCGCCCGCCCAGCGTGCGACTTATCGACCGGGCGATTTTCGAGCGCTTCGAGTCGCTTTTCGAGGGATTCAATTTTCCGAATATCATTCGGATCACGCGCGGGCATCGCCGACGCAACCTTCTCGACCTTAGACATCCCCGCCGTCTCCGTGTCATCGTCATCATCCGCGTCCATCTCGTGCTTACCACCAGTGTCCGCGTCGACCGCCGGCTTCTTCTTACCGTCGGCCTTGGCAACGCCCATTTTGCTAATCGTCTTGGCGACCATGGCGATCATGCCCATCGCATCGCCCGGATCGACTCGCGCCTCTTCCAGAAGCTCTTGCACCTCTTTGCTCACGACAGAGCCGAGCAGCGTGGCGCCTTGCTTCAACCAAGTTTCCATCTGACCGATAATGTCAGAATTCTCGTCTTCCATCGCCTCTTCCCAGCGCTGGTTGACGAGCAAGCATTTGATGTCGCATAGGATGCTCGCGAGGCATGACATGGTCCCCATGCCCTTGGTGACCTTGCCGGCATACTCGCCGGCCGCGCCGGCGCCGTGCGCTGGCACTGTCGATCCACCCTCTACCGGCCCCTCATGCAACGCCCGATCAGAGGCACGCGACACACCGGCGCCGAAGTTTTGATTGGTCGACTGCAGAGCTGGCGCGGCGGGATCAACCGCCATGCTTTTACCCGCCGGGCTTTCGGCTGGTGTGCCGACTCGGCTGGGGCGTCCGTCATCTTCCTCATTCTCGCTATGCTCGGAATCCGTCACCGGCTTGGCGCTACCATCCGGCGGCGTCGCTTCGGTTTCAGCCTTGGTGAGACCCTCCGCCTTGGCGAGCAGCTCGCCCATGCTGAGATTCGCAAAGCCTTCCTGCAATTCGAGCAGCTGGCCCATCGTCACTTTCGCCAGCCCGTCGGGGAGAGCGACCTTATCGGTATCGTCCATTTCTGGCACCTTCAGCCCGTGTTTCTTCGCCGCCCGACGAATGTGTGCTGTCACCTCAGCCTTCGAATGGCTCTTGCTCTTACCGCGGAGCCGCACCGCGCTGTCGAGATCACCCTGATTCTTGATCGGATAGCTGCCATCGGGGAAGGCATCGCCCGAATCCGCGGCGCTATCCCGTTGCTTCTGATTCCAGTCGCGCTTCGAGAGCGGCTCGATCGGATATTCTGCCTTGGCCACCTCTTTCTTGGGCTTCTTTTTCTGGCCTTCCAGATCGTAATTGTTCACGCCGCTGCCGGGATTCTTCGGCTCGCTAAACGTGCCACCCGCGGCCTGCTCGCTCGCGCCGGCGGCCGCCGTATCATCGAGCTTCTGCATCTCATCCGCCTTCCAAAGATCCAGCTTGGCGTCGGGGTTACAGGGACGATCGACCAAGCTGATCTCGTGCATCGACATCTTGGTGATCGTTTTCTTATCATGCTCGTCGCGCTCTAATGCGCGGCCACCGATCGAAAACCCGGTGTACACCTGAGCCTTGACTTTCTGCACCGCGACCGGGTCGACCACGTGCGCCACGACGCGGGTGAAGCCATCATCGCCGCAATCCACCTCCAGCGCGCGGCCGGCGGCGTCCAGCTTGTGCATCTCGCGGATCGCCGGGAACCGCATATACTCAGGGATCGCGCCGCGGATGGCATCCGCCTTGATCACCTCGCCATCATTGTCCCGGCTCTCGCTCGATGCGACGCCATAGACCTTGATCGTGCCGTCGCTGACGCTCTCGATCTTCTCGATTGCGGCATAAAGGCTCATGCGCCACCTGTCCAAGTCAGCTCGCATCTACAAAATGGATGCGCGCCGGGCGTCTGATCGCCAGAAGGAAACGTGTCGTTTATACCAAGCGGACCGGCTGCCGCGTTGTCGGCGCAGCGCTTGCAACAATTCTCGCGCACGATCCAAAGCTTTTGAATCTCAGGATTTTCTAGAGACCCAGCTTGCAGCGTGGCCAAAACCGCCATGTTGGATGCACGGTTGACCTCATATTCCGCGATCATGTCCGCGCGATCGGCAGAGAATACATCCGCAAGCGTGGCAGCTATGGTCGCTGAATCAGCACCTTCCCCTAATCCGCCGGATAGCATCTCATTTAGCATGCTTCGGGTCGAATCGAGCATATTGAGATCAGCGGCATCCGTCGGGATCAGATCACCGGCGAAGTTGCGCGCGTATCCGACGAGCTCTGCTGATCTGTCATTCGCATAATCGATGGCGGAGGCGATGGCGTCGGAGGTGGCGGCTGACGAGAGGTCCAAAGCGCCCGCCACGCCCGCCGCGGTAGCCTCGCCGACATTGATGAGGATGGCGCTGACTATCGGCGCCAGCCCGGCCAGAAGGCCGGCCCACCCGAGGTTGTTGAGGATCTGATCGACCAGATCTGTCTCGTGTGGCAGCGCATCGACCTTGTTGACGGAGAGCAGCGCATCGCGGGCGCGTGATTGGACCGCCCCAGAGATCGCGGAGAATTCGGCGCGGAGCGCGCTCTTCAGCTCCCGCGTCTCTTGCCGAATGACCTGGCGATGCAGCCCGACATGCTCATGGTGCGGCCCATCAAAAGGGTGGTTACCTGATTCGGTTACCCCCTTTTCGATCACTGTTACCGCCTTCTGGGTGGGCTCGCCCTTGGTGCGGTCGTTGGTAGACGTGTTGCCACCAGGCGTGGTGTCGGTCGACGGCTTCTTCGGGCGGACCGAGGAATTGCCGTTGGCGGGGCCCGGCGTGGCGCCACCGCCACCTCCGCCGCCGAAGCCATCCCCCCCGCCGAATTCGAGATTCTCGTGGATGGCCTCTACCGTGGCCATTGCCGACGGCATGAAGAGATCATCACCAGCTGGGTGCTCCTCCAGCCCGAGCTCATTGCGCGCCTCGTTCGGCGTCATCACGCCGCCGAGCACATACTTGGTCAGGATCAGCACCCGCTGCGCCGGGCTGGCATAGGTATCGACTTCCCAGACAAACTCATAATCCGGACGCCCGGCATGATGCCGGATGATCTTATCGACCACGCCCTTCAGATATTGCATATAGGGGAAGAGCCCCTCTTCGTTCGCCGCGTCCGCTTGCTGCTGCGCGCTCGCCCGGTTCATCTGCCGCACCGCCCATTGCGGGGGCAGCGAGAACGCATAGCAGGCAATGCGAGTCAGCCATTCGTCGAATTCATCCTTCAGCGGCGGCGGCTTCGTCTCTTGAAACTTGCCCTCGCCAGGAACAAACTTGGTGCGTCGACGGGCCGCGAGGTTACCCTCGAAAGTCATATCCCAATATTTCTGATACTCCCGTATCTGATCCGTAGTCCATTCTTTCGGGCAATAAACAAAGGCATCGGGATTGCTGCCTGTTGTAAAGTAATAGAGCTGGGAGGCTTGGCGTCGAAGAGCGATATTGATTGTGGTAAGTATCTGCTCCACCGGGCTGAAACCATAGACACGCTCTACACGTTTATTACGTGGCGCATAAATCAGTTCATCGCTGGTGTAATCGACTGCTGGCAAACCTTTGATGACTTGCTGGAAGGCGACATCCGGCGGGACCGGCGTGCGGCCATCTGGGTTGATACGTGGGGCAATGGTCGACCCATCGAGGATTTCTAGGGAGTACAGATCGCCTTTGGTCGTGCGCACCGGATAGATTGACAACGCGTCATAGACGAGCACTTGCTCCATGCATTGTCGCAACCAGCTCGCCCAATCATCGACCTTGTTCGGGTATTCGAGGAAGGCTTGGATCGATTGTGCGGTCGGATCGGACGCTTGCGTCGGGGCGCTGCGGCCAGCGATGCGGCGCCCTACCGCTGGATCACGCTTGCGGACCGACCAAGACATGCGCGACAACTGATCCTTGCGTGTCTCGATCAGCAGCCTGATCACATCCCATGCGTCGGCCATGACGCGCAGATCTTCGAAGCCGTTGCCTTCCCATGCGCGCGGCGTGATCGCGAGGTTATAGCCAACGGGGAAATCCCACGCGCGGCCGGCGACATAGTCCGGCGCGACCGGGCGCAGCGGTTCGCCCGGCGAGAACCATCCACCAGGGTCGACGCCGGTGATGGCGTAGCGCACGCCTTGCACCAGGCGACCCAAGATGCCGGGCAAGATGGTGGAGCTGGGAGTCGGAATCTGGTCCGCCATGGCAAACCTAAAGTGTGGCAGCTACCAGCGGGCCCGACTCCGCCGACGGCGACTATATCATGCTAGGGTCGCTCAGTCGTAATGGACCAGCTTCCCCGTGTCCGCGGGCGGAAAGATCTCATCGAGCGTGGTGCGCAGACGGCGATCGAGCACGGCTCGCTCCACCGCTTGCCTAAACTCGTCTTTGGCTTCCACGTAGGGCGTGGCCGCGGCAAACCGCAGCTCTAGCTGATTAGGCGTCAACACGGAGCGCATATTCCGTACATCGTGAAAGCCGAAAGTGTTGTGCAGGATCGGTCGCCCGTGCTCATAGGAAAACAGCACCGCGACATCCCGCGGCGCCCATGTGAAACCTTCCTTTTCGAGCTCCGGCCGCAAGGTCCGGCACAGCACGGCATCTTCATCCGCGGTGGGGCTCATATCCATCTGATGTAGGCGCTGTAGCAACCGCTTGCTGCGCAAGCTGAAGCCGCCGTTCCCTACGTTCATCGCATCTTGAATCCATGGCCATGGAGCGCCGATGTAGTCATACTGCAGCCAGGCATCTGACCACATTTGTTCATCGATGACCCAGCTATCCCACTGCTGGATGAGCGCATGCGAGGTATTCAAAAACATGGGAACGTGGCGCCAGATCATCGCGGCCCAATCGCCGACTCCCTTTAGCGGAGCTATCTTGCGCACGGGCAAATCACCCATCTTCTGGTCGTCATCCGAGAAAATGAGGATCTCACCCGGCTCGATCCGGGTCAGCGTCTCTTCGATCGCCATACGCGACAGGACGTGCGCATCCGTGTCGACCAGCACCAGAGTCACATCAGGCAAGGGTAATGCGTTCACATCAGATCCTTTGTGGTCCACGTGGTCGGCAACGAGGGCCCGTGAATTTCCAGCCCCAGGTGATGCCGGAAGGGCGCCGGGCCGCGCTTGCGAATGAAATCGACCAGGTGCCGCAAGCCGTCTTCGAGGGATGTTTGTGGGGCGGAGCCAAATCCTAAACAGCGGCGTGCGGTGGCGGCGCTGCAATAGGCATCTGGCACCTCCGCGGGGCGGCCAGGTAGAAAGATCGGGTCGCATGGCATATTGACCAGCCGAGAGATCATCTGGGCGAGCTCTAGGATGGTCACCATACCCTCGTCGGGGCCGAGATTGATGGTGCGCCAGACGGCCGCGTCTTCAATGCCCATCATGCCCAGATACGGCACGACATCATCGATGTAAGAGAAACACCGCTGATGGCTGCCGTCACCATAAATGATAGGTTGTTTCCCCTGCAGCATGCGGTTCGCGAAGATCGCCGCGACATTGCGGTAGGGATCGGTATAGCGCTGCCGCGGACCATAGATGTTGTGCGGCACGGCGATGGCATATTCGACGTGGTGCACATGCGCCAGCGATCGCAACAGACGCTCCGCTGCCTCTTTAGCAATCCCATACGGATCGCATGGCCGTGGGCAATCGGATTCATTGAAGGGTGGGCCTATATCGCCATAGCGGGCCATCGATGAGCAAAACACGATGCGCCGGACTCCCGCTTCTATCGCGGCCGAGAAGACGCGCGCGGAGCCGGCGAAGATGTTTTCGCACACATAACCTGGCGCGAAGACGCTGGCGCCCTCATAGGCAGCCGCGGCGCAGTGATACACCACATCGCAACCATACATGTCCACTGGACGGATATCCAAAATATCCAGCTTGGCCACATTGGAGCTGCAGGCATAGGGGATGTTGCGGAAGTCCCCGGTGACGAGGTTATCGCATCCCCACACCCGATGCTGACCCTGCGCGAGCAGCCAATCGGCGAGATGCGACCCGAGGAAACCGGCGATGCCCGTGATGTAGACTTTCACAGCAGCAGCGCCTTGACGATGTCGACCGCCTCATCGAGCGTGGGCACACGAAAACCGATGCACTCGTTCAGCATGCCGTGCTCATGCACATCCAGCTTGTCATTCATGGTCGCCACGATCGGCGTGCGCCGCAGATCTGCCCAAGCAATCTCCATGACGGAGCCGATCGAAACGGCCTTGGCACCCAGCAGATGGACCAGCAGCACGTCGCAGCGCGTGGCATCCCAACGATCGCGCGTCGTGATCCCCCGATGCGATGAGAGGCAGTTGAAGGTGCCATAATCGACCGTGCTGTCGAGCGCCTCCTGGCCGCGCACCCGCAGATACGACTTGGCCCGCATGGGAGACAGCGCCTTGATCCCGACATCCGCGAGCTCGCGGGCGACCGCCTCACGCCAGTCGACGACGCCATCATAGGTCAAGCCGCTAATGGGCCCGGCGAGGTAGACCGTCTTCATCGTTCCCTGACCATCTGCTCGATCCGTTCCTTAACGTAAGTCATGGGGGTGGTCCAATCGAAGCGCGTCCGCTGCGTGACGAGCTCCATCGTCGGATACCACGGCGTGTCGGTACGATTGCGGAGCCATCGCCAGCAGCGCGCATATTGGCAGAGCCCGATCGTCGGGATGCCGAGCGCGCCGGCGAGGTGTAGCGGCGCGGTGTCGACGCTCACCACGACATCTAGGCGGCGCATCAGATCCGCCGTGTCCAGCCAGTTTTCCATGCGGCCATCGAGATCTATGATGGCGACATCGCCGCCGGTTTTTTTCAGATCACCGGCGCGGCCCTTCTGTAAGGAATACACCTGCACGCCGCGGATCTCGGTCAGGCAGAGAAAGCGCTCCAGCTGAGCCGAGCGCTCTTTATCGGGATCGAGTCCGGGTCGACCAGCCCACACGATGCCCACACGTAGTTTGGTGCCCGTCGACGCGGCGACCTTGGTCGGGATGGGCCCCGGCGGCCGTACATAGGGACGCCAACGGCGCACACGGCGCTCTATTTCAGCCAGATCAAGACCCAGCCAACGCACCGTCGAGTGCATCGGCGTATGGTAATCGAATGAGCGCAGCTCGTCGGTCGGGAAATCGCCGGGAAAGAGCTTGTCATACGGCACGGCGCGCGCGACGCCGGGCACCGTCTTCGCCACGCCTACCAGCGACGGCGGGACCGCGGCGAGCACATATGCGCCACGCTTGGCCAGATCTTTGGCGAACCGCATGAATTGTATGGTGTCGCCAAATCCCTGCTCGTGATGATGTATGATCCGCTTGCCTTCCAGCGGCTCACCCTGCCATTCCGGAATCCCCAGATCCCAGACGAATTGCTTGACCAGCTTGTGCCAGCGCGCTTCAAAATGCCTGAGCCCGGTCTGTAGATCGCCCATCGCGAGATAGGCCATCCCCAAATCCGTACGGCAATCATGCTGATCCGGTGCGATCGCGAGGCTCATCTCAAACGCTTTGGCGGCATCCGCCGGGCGATTTTCCTGATAGAGCGCGATCCCGAGGTTATGCCATAGCTTGGGATGATCGAGCTGACGGTCCAGCCCCTCTTTCATCGCCTTGACGGTCTCGGCAAATTGAAACAGGCTGGCATAGACGGCGCCGAGCATGCCCCAATGATGCGCGGGACGATCGTTAATGACGATGGCCCGACGGGCGAGCGCTAGCGCCATCGCTGGGCGCCCAGCATTCACCTCAATCTCAGCCAGCGCGTTGGCGGCGCCGGCGTGGTCCGGTGTGGCGTGGAGCTGCGCTTGAAAAAGGGTGCGGGCCGCGTCGAGATTGCCCGCCTGGCGGGCCGCGAAACCGTCTGAGTAGAAATCTAGCTTCTTCGCCGATTCGTTGGCGAAGACGTTATCGAGCCCGACTGCCATTTATCCCTCGTGTGGTAGCTTCCGACCAGGGCCGCACCTTTTACGGTGCGGCCCAGCTCAGTCGGCGGGGGTGGTTGTTGCCGTACCTCAGCCTGGGGCGAGGAAACTGTAATAGAGCTGATACGCGACCGTGGTTGCGGGCGCGGTGTGCGGCGTGAAGGAGCCGAGCGTCACAGAGCTAAAGGTGCCGATGTTCGTTCCCTGATCGGTCGACGTGGCCGCCAAGCTGGCTTGATCCATCTCTTTGACCGCGGTCAGAGACGTGATCGATGTGCCGGGCGGGACCGGCACGCCTACGGTGGCCGTGGTGCCCGCATACAGGAACGGCGAGCCGATCGTGGCATTTAAGCCGGTAATGGTCGCTGAGCTCAGGACAGCAACGCACTTGCTGAGATGCAGGGTGTTGCCGGCCACGCCTGCGGTGCCTGCTGGCGTGGACAGGGACAGCAGATCGGTCGTGGAGAGACCGTCGTTGGCGAGATAGATAACGGTCAGAGTGCCCGTCATCGCCGCGGTGTTGCCGCCGATCACGAAATCAACGTTCCGCATCGGGACCGGCTGAGCCGCAACCGACAAACCGCCATTGGTCATCGTCACCGAAGCGATCATGGCGGCCGCTGATGCCGCCGCGATCGTGGTGCTCGCCGAGCTCCAATATCCCAGCTGCGACAACCCGATCACCCAGCCCGCGTTTTCCAGCGCGTTGCGGTGCAGCGGGCTGACCGAAATCGTGCCATCGGATGCGACCGTGGTCGTGCTGCCATCGGGCAGGACTACCTCGCCAGTCACACCGGACGGCGCAAACATTTTGATGTTGGCAAGAGCCATGAGGGAATCCCCGCCCAAAAAACAGGTAGTGAGTGGCCGAACCTATCACAGACAATGCAAGCGCCGTGTTGGACCTCTCCCTTAGCGATCGTGTCGCAAGCCTACCTGATAGGTCAGCTGGTCGGCCGCAACAGCCGCGGAGGATGTCGGGCTCGCCCTATAAGGCAGATCGTGCGGCATCTCGTGTCGTGGCGTGCCAAAATCTAACTTGGCGCGACGATCATCGTGGAACCAGACGCCATGCGGCATGGGCTTGAGCTGCCGCGGCGGCACGTCGGGCCCCAGTTTGGAATATGGGCTGACCCGCATTCTCTTGATCCGCTTCATATATGCTGAGTAGCATGGCGTGCGCATGCCACATGTGGAACGATCCCGGAAATCACTGTTGGATTCTCCGGGTTTTTGGAGAAGTGGTGTCTGGCATTCAGCGCATCTTTTGTTGCGCTCTACCAATACAGGAAATCGGATTCTCAAGCAGCTAACCCACCATCTATAATGCGCAAGCCGCGCTGAGCAGCCATTTCTTCGGCCAATTCCTTGGTATATTGGAACATGCCCATGCCAGCGATCGGCTCTACTATCAGATCAGTAAATGCCCACACTAATGCGTCCATACGGTCAGGCGAGTCTTCAGGCTTGCGGATGAAATCAGGTGTGAACCGACACATCTGATCTTCGAGCTCTGGGAAACTGCCCACATGATGACCACGTCCCTGCTCATAGACCATGCCCACGGGCTCGGCTCGCACTATCTTGCCGCGGGTCGCAATAACCTCTTTGACCCTGATATTCTCGTCAACTTGGTGTATGGCATTGGCGATCATGGCGCCGCCATTGTTGACTTCTGCAACTATATAGTCGCATTCCCATAGATTGTAAAGCCTTACGGCTGTATTCACCCATTCTGAGGGTGCCATTCTGCCTGACGCATCGTCAAAGACGTATCCATGTCGGTTACTATCTCTACCTGCGACAACTATTCCCGTTTCGTTGCTATCTTCTCCACTGGTCATAGCTGGGTCGATCGCGACGCACATGCGTTCCATGTGCTCCGGGCGAATCTTGACGGGTGCCTTATTTCCGAGCTTGTTCGCGGGCCATTTGATGCCGACATTGTCCGGCGAGCGCCGACCGGCATCGATCCATGCGCGCTGGAACACCGCGCCAGCAATATCCTCTAAAATTTCGGCGAGGATCTCTTGGCGCCCAAGTCGTGTTCCTTCATACTTTCGTAGAATCGCGCTCAGGAATGATGGCGCCAGGTTCGCCGAATTTTCCAGAGTCGAGCCCGTGGTAACGATGCAATGTGGATCTTTTTCGAGATCGCGGATCACCTTGATCGGCCGCGGCGTCGTGGTCACCACGCATTGCGGGTTGACGCCCAAGCGCAACCCGAACATGAGGTTGTCCCACGCCTCCATGTAGCGCCATGTCGCGAGCTCGTCACACCAGGCTAGGTCACACTCCGGGCCCCGGAGCGCGTCGGGTTGATCGGCTGAAAAGGTGGTCGCGACGGCGCCGTTAGGCCACGTCAGGCGGCGCTTCGTCGGCTCGTACTTCGGACGGTTCCACGGCGGCGAGATCCTCATGATCCCGCTCTGCCCCTCGATCATCACATCCCGGATGTCCGATGCCGTCCGCGCTACCAGCGAGATCCGACGGCAGCGACCCGACTCCACCCGTTGGCGGACCATCTCCGCGCCCGTCCGCGATTTCCCAAACCCGCGGCCGGCCCTGATCATCCACACCCGCCAGTCCGTCGACGGCGCTATCTGTTTCGGGCGGGCCCAGAACTGCCAATTCCAGTTGAGGGATTCCGCTTCCTTCGGAGATAGTTCCGCCAAGAGAGCGTTGCGCTGCTCGTTGCTCAACGAGGCGAGCAATTCGGCGAATGAGCTGTTCTGCAGCTCCGGTGCCTTCGCCCGCACCTCCTCCAAAATCGCCAGATCCATTGAGTAACTTCTCCGACATGCCAAGATGGAATTTCGACAGATGAATCCAGGCGGTCACCGCCGCCGGACCAACGCCGCGGGCGTGCTTCCATCCGAGCTCGCGCAGCGATACACGCCCGGCCGCTAGGCCTGCCTCCCATGCGTCCCGCAGCTCCGGCTTGGCCAGATACCGCTGGAAGTTCGGGAAAGACATATCGAAATGGCCCGCCGCCTCCGCTTGGGTGGGCTGCATCCGAGCAATCCGATAGACCTCTTCGGGACTAGGTCCGCTCGTGCGGCCCGCGGCCGGCACGCGCAGCGCATAGCCAGGCGCTATGGCGCCAGCGGCTTGCATGCCTGGTGATTGCGGATCTTCGTGGCGCAGAGTCCGCGGAGAACGCTCGCGCGCGATGCGGCCTTTGAGCGATCCCGTGACTGCGACTGTTTTGGAGCGAGCCATCCCCGACCTTATCAAAAAGCAACGGCCCCGCGGGGTCGGGCATTCCGCGAGGCCGCAGCCTAGCCCGATCTCAGCCGGGCAGCTTGCCTACCACAGCAAAGCTGCGGTGGTTATATCACTTGTCAAGCAGGGGCGTCGGCGACCTTCCACTTCTGGTCATAGACGCCGGGCGATTTCTTGATGGAGTCGGCGATGATTTTCGCTTGCTCGGCCATCGCCGCGGCGAGCCGGCGTTCATCGCTGATGTAGCAGAGCTGATAGTGGGAGTCGCAGTAAGGCCCACGCTCTACAGGACGCGCACACCACCTGGCAGGCTCATCCGCCTCGTGTAGCGGATACATGCATTGATTGGTCTTCGGCATCGTGGGCAGGCGCTGCTCTAACGTGGTCGGCACGATACCTACGACACCCGCGCGCCACAGAAAA